GCCGTGTCCTTGCCTTCCACCAGCTTCTTGACTTCATCATCAAGGCCCTTGACGGTTCCATCCTCCGCCAATTCAGCCTTACCGATGAAATCAACCAACAGCGCCTTAACAGCGGTGTTGTTTTTGGCCTTTGCGCCGGTCAAGGCCAGTTCAACCGCATTGCTGATCTTCAGATTCTTCAGTTCAGCGGCGTGATCTGCGTCCTTCTTCTTGTTATCGGCCTGAAGCTGGGTGATCTGATCCTGAAGGGCCTTGGTGTCACCAGAAGCCTTCTTCAGCGTTTCAAGCTGGGTGTCACGCTCTTTGATGGTGTTCTTGGCGGCGGTCAGTTCGGTGTTGACCTCATTGAACCGGGCCTTGGTGACGAAGGAACCGTTCAGGCCCTCCATAACCTTTGCGGCCTGTTCTTCAGTCAGGCCCCATTCCAACAGCTTTTCCTTAGTCATTGTTGTTACCTCCAAATCCTTTTTTACCGTGGGTTAGGAACCACGATTTTCCCCGGTTCTGTTTACCGCCCACCACCGGGAAACGGCGAAAATGGTATGAAAAAACCACCACCGGCCAAAGGCCGGGGTGGTCAGATCATCAATATAGGGATTTTTCATCCAGTTCAGGTGGCCGGTAAGGGGTTCCCTTATCCAAACAATCCTGAATAATGGCTTTCACTTCCGCTTCCTCAACACCCATCAGGGCGAACAGGGGGAAGTTCTCATGGAATCGTTCAAGATACTGTTCAATCAGTTCAGCCATTTTTCAACACCCCTTTCACGGCTGATTTGCAATCACCTTCAACATATCTTCATACATGGCATAGGACTTGGGAAGATATTTCTTGATGGTTGCCAAACTTTCCGGGGAAGTCATGGTTGCGGAAGTCATTTCCGCAAAGGCTTCAGTTCCAAGGCCCCAATCAATCCCGTTGTAAGTTCGGATTGTCCAGTAGGAACCACCACCATGACCAATGCCACAGCGGATTTTTCCACGGGTGGCCCCTTCCAATATATCAGAAAGATCACCGTACTGCAATGGGGTCAATGCCTTCACTTCCGCTTGAACAGCGGCATAAGCATAGGATTTTTTAACCTTGAATCCACCATACTTGATGTAGAAATCAGCGGTGTTTTGCGACATCCAGCCTTTTTGTACCCAATACGGGAAATCATCTTTGTGGGCTTTCATGTCGGCAAGAATCCGATCCACCCAATCATTCACTTCATCCTTGATGGTTTGGGGGAAAGCCCCGCCCTTATAGGTAGAAGAAAAATGCCATTGCCCATTTGGGCTTCCAAGCTGGGCCGCAAGGCCATCAATAGCATGGCCGCTTTCATGGAAAGTGGTTGCATAGGGGGCGCTCCAAGAACGGCCCTTTCCGTCAGCGTCAATATTCACATAAATGCTGTTGCCCTGACAGTATGCGCCGCCTTGATGGTTCGCCTTTGCAACTTTGATTTGGTTTTCGTACTTATCCCAAGCGGTCTGAAGGTCGGGGCTTGGGCAAGCATCCACATGGTCACGAATCTGATCATAGTGGTCTTTGCCGAACTTCTGTCCAAACTCGCTGTTATAATCACGAAGCGTTTTGGCAACACCGGCCCCGGTTGCAATGGTCAGGCCAGTCTTGGAACCGCCGTTCACGAAGGTCTGAACCCAATCAGCATATTTCATGTTGGCGGGAACATAGTACACATTCCCATCAGCGTTCCGGGCGGCTCTCTCACCGGCATACTTGGGATCAATGGCCGGGGCCGTGGTTCCTCGACAGTTGGGGTGGAAGGGCGGCACAGTCACGCCGGGTTCATATTGGGAAATGGGGATCACCTTACCATCAAGCCCACCACAAATGGAACAGGTATGGGAATCCAGCGTTTCAATGATTTCCACCATTTCAACATCCAAATCCTTGTAACATTCCTTGGTGGCAACGGCATTGAAATAGGTGGTTTCGGTGTTGACCAACCGCCCTGCCTTATACCGATGAACCCCAAACTGCTTCTGAATGGCCGTGGTGATCTTGGCCGGGGAATCACCCCGAAGAAGCCCTTGTGTCAGGCTCTTACTGACCGAACCAACCAGATCATTCTTGTTCAACCAACAGCGATCCCGGAAGGTTCGTCCGTCCGTTGTCCAAGGCTTTGAAAGCAAGGTTTCAAGTTTCTTTTGATCCAGCCCGGTAATATCCCAACCAAGGCCCACGCCCTTCTGAACCTCAAAGGCCGTGTGAGTGTAGCCATTGCCCACAACTTTCTTCAACAGGGCATCCAGACTATCAACCTGATTGCCATACAGCAATTCAAGCTGTTGCTGAATACCTGTCTGAACAGCTTCAAGGCGGGAAATGTGGAACCGGGCGGACGCATTTTCCAGCTTCTTCAGCCATGCCGCATCCAACCCGGCCTGTTCACCGATCTTGATATACTGTTCAACGCTCCAATGAAATTCTTCAAGCTGTCCAGCGGTTAGCCATTTCCGGGCATCGGTCAGGCTGATTTGGTTGTTCACCGCAAAACGGGCATACCAGCTTTCAATTTCCTTCTGAACCGAACGCTGGGCATCCAAATACAGTTCTTCCATGTCCTGAATGGTTCGCTGGGCTTTTCTGTGGGCGCTGTCCTCCAAGATGGAAAACCGCCCACGCCAATAATCCGCATTTCTCATGGGCCGTTCCTCCAATCCTGAAAAATGGTGCTGAAGGTGGGATTTGAACCTACACGCCTTGCGGCAACGGATTTTGAATCCGCCGTGTCTGCCTATTCCATCCACTTCAGCAAATAAGACTTCCCCATCAGGGCTGAAGGCCCCGCAAGCATTTTCAGCCAAGTCCAACAGGGAAGCATGGTAGCCCGTGCCGGGATCGAACCGGCGTTACCGCCGTGAAAGGGCAGTGTCTTAACCACTTGACTAACGGGCCATGATGGGCCGGGGAAGGGAATTTCACCCTTTGGCGGGTAGGAGTAATAGCACCCCGCCACACTCAATGTCTGCCCCCGGCATATATTGTGAAACGGCGGGGGTTATTCACCCTCGCCATTGTCACCTTTGTTTTGGTTGCCGGTCTGGAAGGCCCCGGCGTATTCCTGTACTTGTTCCATTGCTTCATCCTTTTCCTTCCGCAACCGGGCCAATTCCACTTCAACATCCGTAACCCACGGGTGCTGTTCCACAATGGTTTCCGTGGACAGAATACCAACGGACTTGGAACAGTTTTCAATGGATTCCGTTTCATTGATCAGAATGTCACGGTTGAACACGATCTGAAGTTCAGCGCCTTCATAATCGCCCAAGCCCCGGTTGCTGAAATCCTGATTGATGAACCACAACAGTTCTTCAAAGGCCGCTTGGAACTCGGTTTCCATGCCGTTTGCGTCAAGGTCAATGTCAGAATACATGGATTGAATGTTCATCTGATTGGGGTTGCCACTCAAACGATCATCCTTGGCATCGTAGCCACGGGCATTTTCAATCAAGGACTTCTTCAGAAGTTCCAAAATGCCCTTGTAGTTCTCTGCATTGATTTCAACCTGAAGGGTTTCAACCCCGCCATCCTCACGAACCTTCACGGCTCCATAGGTGGAAAGGTTGTGGCGGAACTCACCAAGGTTTTCACCGTCATAGTTCTTCAGAACCAGAATGGTGTTCCGTGCGTCCTCTTGCATATTGTTTTCAAAGTCGGAAATCATGGTGTTGATTCCGTCCTGAAGGGTTTTCACACGGCGGATCAGGGGGATTTCCTGTTTGTTATACTTGAAGGGAACCAGCGGAATCCTTGTCCAGTTGAACCCCTTGGGTTCTTGGCCTTCTTCCTCAACCATGAAATAGTTTTCGTGTTCACCGGCTTCCACATCGGCAATCAGCATATCATTCTGATAGATATACCGGTAAATGCCATCGGCTTTGAAGATTTCCACCTTCTCCACCTTTTCCTTTTGGTAGCCGTTCCACACTTCTTGGGTGTAGTAACGAATCGCACAATCAAGGATGGTGTGATCATCGTCAGCCCAAAAAGGAAGAATGTCATAGGCCGGGAAATGCTTGAAGGACAATTCACCAGCTTCATTGTAGTAAGGATAAAGCCAGCCAAGGCCACCGTTCAGGGCATCTTCACAGACATATTTCAGAAGCCGGTAAAACCGTTTGTTGAAAACCTTGCCCAAAGCATCCGTGTAACCCTTATCCTGACAGTTCAGGGTGAAGGGCTTGCCCACAAGGTAGTTGGTTTTCTGATCCACCATCAGGGCATATTGGTTATCAATCAGGCGGTTGTTCGGAAGGTTCGTCACCACCTGAAGTTGACCGTTTTCACCAATTATTGTGCGCTGACGCTGAAGAATGTCATGCTGTCCTTCATAGTACAGATCACCCATAACCTGATCCTTGCGGCGCTGACTATTCTTCCATTCCTTGATTTCAGCGGCGAAGAACTGATTTTCAGTCATGCCGGTTCGCCCACCCTGAAGGATCAGGCGGTTGATACGCTCCATAACGTTATCCAGAAACATATTCACTTACCGCCTTTCTTCATTGCTTAATAAACGCAAACACACGGAAACCGTGTGTTTTTCGTGTGTTTTGTTACTATCATGTTATTAGTCGAAGCTGAAGGCGGGGCCAACCAACATATCTTCCAGCCCGTAACGCATAGCGTCCATAAGGTGGTTGAAATCGTCAATGGGAACATTGATCTTGGCCCCAAACTTATCTTCTGCCCATGTGTAGTTTGAAATCTCGGTGATGAAATTCACACACCGGGGATGAACAATGATGGTGTAACCCTGAATGTACTGGATTCCGTTGTTCACGCTGTCCTTGCCCTTCCGGGCGGCTCTGATACGATGAAGGCCAGCATCCCGCAATTCATCAATGCTCTTGGGTTCGGCACAATCGGCCTTGATCCGTTCCTTGCCGTAGCCCATGCCCGTGATCCGGTCACAGATTGCCCGGTTCGTCAGGGCCTTTTCATACAGTTCATCAAAAACCCAAATGGTTCTTTCCTTCTCACTCACCAGCCCACAGAACAGGGCCGTGGGATCGTTGGTATAACCGAAGTCAAGGCCGAAGGCGCTTTTCACATCAGGCTTCTTGGAAATAGCCAAATAATCAAAGGCTTCTTCCCGCCAATTATCGAAAATCAGGCCATCCACAATGCCCCAACCCCCAAGGCCAGCCACCTTGTAGCGGCGGGGGTTGTTTTCCTTCATGGTGTTGAACACCTTCAAATCCGCCGTGTCCAGCCATTCATTACACAGGTAATTGGTGGTTGTGGCGTAAATCTGCCCATCCGGGCTGATCCAGCTATCATGGAACTTGTATGTGGGGTTCCCTTGGGCATCCTTGCCGGTGATCTCCCCGAAGAAGCGTTTCCTGATCCAATGCTTTTCGTTCCACGGGTTGAATGTCAGCGTGATTTGCTTGAACAGGCCGGTTTCTTCCGGGATAGCACCACGAATGGATTCATCCAGCATATCAAAATCAGCTTCATTCATGATTTCGTATGCTTCTTCAATCCAGCACCAGCACAGAAACCCTATTTCAACCGTAATTGAAGTGACCTTCAGGGGATCATCAAGGCCCCGAAAGTAAATCTTCTGACCGGTGGGAAGGTAGGTCATTTCAAGGGGGCTTTCCTTGATTTCCCAATAGGCTGAAACCCCAAGGCGGTTGATTGCCCATTTCAGTTCAGTGAAACAGGAATCTTTCAAGGTTCTGAACACCTTGCGAACCACAAGCGTATTGGCTTCAGGGTATTGCATCATCCGTTTGACGATGTTCAGGGCCGTGGTCTTGGATTTCTTGGAAGCACGGCTTCCCTTACACACCCGGTAACGGCCTTTGAAGTTCCAGAAGGTTCCGTAACCCTTGCCAACCACTTCAGGAAGGTGAACCCGCTTGGCCTGTGGGCTAATCTTCAAGTTGATCATCCCCCGTGATAATCACCGGAACGGCCCCTTCCACACCTACCTTGTCCGTGAACATACCATAACGCTTGCCGATCAGTTCAGCGGCCTTCAGCCTTTCCTTGGCTCCAACCTCTTTCTGCGTCAACTCTTGGCAACCGTCACCGCACAGGATCGGGATTTCTTCAGTATGTTCACCCCGCATCACCGAAGTCAGGTATTTCATGACTTCTTCAGCATCAGCGATCTTGGCCGAATGAAGTTTTTCAAGTTCGGTTTCGATGTACGCTTTCAAGTCAGGTTTTGCAAGGTTTTCAGAACCCGTCTGCTTTGCGGTCTTGGGCGAATACCCCGCCTTGATTGCCGCATCCGTAGCATTGCCGCTGATCAGGTATTCATCACAGAACTTCCGCTGTCTTGGTGTCACAGGTATTCACCCCTTTCATCAGGCATAGAAAAAGCGCCCCGGTTTCCCGTAGGCGCAATTTCTTATTTACTATTCTACCGATTCTTTACTCTGTTTGGAACCGGTGGCACTCTGGTTTTCTCGGTTGTTTAGAAAGTCGCTGTTTGCCTTGGCAAAAGCAAGTAAACCCTTTCCGTGAAGTTCAAAAACCCATTGCATAGAATAATTCAGTTCTTCAGAAATATCTTCCCATTTTTTCAACTGAATATAGCGCCCGATCAGAATATTTTGCTGATCAAGGTCAGGAATCCGGTTGATCATGGTGAACGCTTCCTGTTTCATGCTCACAAGTTCATCAATCCGGGCATTGATCTTGGCTTCAAGGTCAATGATCTTGGTGATGGTTTCTTCAAGGGTATTCTTGGGGCCTGAAGTCTGAACCTTGTCCTGCTTCAGTTGGCTTCCGGTAGAAGTCAAGCTGGAACGCAAGGTTGCAATGGTGCTATCAAGCCGATGGATCAAACGATCCGTTTTCCTGATTTGGGCAAAGTATTCTTTAGCCTGTTGGGAAAGGTCTTTGTCATTCACTATGTAACACATCCTTTCTGCGGTGGTCTGTTCCGTTTTCATTGCATCTGTACCGTTAATAAATGCTGAAAAATCAAGTGGTTTCAGGACTTTGGAACGCATGGAACAGATAAAACGAGCAGTTCCTTATATACACATTTCTTATATATTTTTTTCTTAATAAGAAGAAAGTATATTTACATCTGTTCCATCTGTTCCGTTCCCTGAAAACAACTGAAAAAGTCTTGAAAATCAAGGGTTTTCGTGCGGAACAGATATAGAAAAAACATCTATTCCATATCTGTTCCACACACTGTTCCAACCCCTACTGAAGAAAGACGGGAAGAACCGGAACCCCACAATCAGAATCCTTTTTATTGGCGAAATATCCTTCACCAGCGGGAAGGGGTTTATAGCCACCATCGGGGATTTTGACAATTCCAGAAACATCCATAGCCGTTCCACCGCAACGGCACATGATACAAAATGGCGAAGGCTTGTGATTCTTACCAAATTCTTCAATGCCCTTTTCCAAGAACATCCACCATGACCGTCCGCATTTATCACAGCGGTATTTCATGGCCCCATGAACCAAAACTTCTTTTTTCATCGGTATTCCCTCCCGGTCTTACGGTCTTTGATTTCAATGCGGTTCAGAAGTTCAAACCCCGCCAAACGGGTGATGTATTTCAGCACGAAGATCAGGGTGTTCACCCGCTTCTGCTGTTCATCCTCGTCACGGATGATATTCTTTGTGCCGTGGTAGGCTGTTGGATCGTGATACCCTTCAGCATTTTCCCAAGGTTTAGGCATCGGTTTTCCCTCCTTCTTCTCTGTACCATTCTTCAATGTCACACCCAATGTCCTTCAGCTTTTTACGGGCCAACCACCCATCATCGGCTTGTTCCATCAGGTAATGTTCCCGTAGCTTCAAGGTTTCGGCATAGAACAGCTTCCATGCCAGCTTCAGGCGCTTGGGGCCAAAGCCAAATTGGGTGTGAAGCATCCACAGGATGGATGATTCTTTGTCCATGTCAAAGGCCCGATCATTTTCCACAATCTGTTTCTTGATTTCCTGATCCAAGGCCCGTTCTTCAGCTTTGTTGAACTGAACGGCGAAAATTTTACCACCGGACTTCTTAAACATCGGCATGGTATTCACTCCAAATATCATCGAAGCAAACCGGAATCAGGGCGTGAACCTTGTCCAACAGGATCAGGGCCACTTCCCGCATCTGCGGGTGTGCGGCGGGTGAACAGCGCAACTTCAGGAAATGCCGCCATTCACGAATGTTGGCCGTCATGACCACTTCCGTTTTCAGGCTGTTGGGCAGAACCGAACGGGCTTCTTGCGGTGTGCATCCTTCCGCCAGCATATCAAAATAGCGAATTTCCACCCCTTCACAGGCATCCCGCCAATAGTCATAGGCTCTGGAACCGGGTTCAAGGAAGCAAGGTTCAATCACCGTGATTTCCTCACCGAACTTGCCCTTGCCGTAATTACAATAGCGGGTGGATTCCTGACAGTAAGAAGCCATCCGGTGGCGGACGATCTCATGAGAAACCCCACGATCACAAATGAACTTCACCGTGAAGGAACAATGTTCCAGAACCGCTTCATGCCCACGCTTGATGATCCCGGCAACGAACTTTTCAGCGGAACCTTCCGTGATCTTATCCTCGGACTTGTAGCAGACACGGCCACATTGTTCCAGCCGCTTCAGAATAGTGGCCCCATCAATCGGGGTGATGAACTGCACATCAGGCTTGATAATTTTCATTTTCTTCAACCTCCCAATTCATTCCGGTGCTGTGACCGGTAAGGATCGAACCCTTCAGGGTAACGCTGTTCCAGCTTTTTCAAGTTTTCTTCCATGACCGTATCAAGGTCAGAACCAATGGCATCACACAGAACGGCCAAATACCAAGCCACATCACCAAGTTCTTCAATCATGTGGCGCTTATCCAGTTCATGGCCGTGGAAGAAATGCTTCTTCACCTGTTCGGCCACTTCACCGGCTTCACCGCAAAGGCCCAAGGCACATTCCAGCTTCAGCCGATCCATGTTGGAACGGTCAGCGGTTCGCAAGGAACCCCGCATATAACGGTTAGCGTTCATCGGCGTGTTCCTCCGCTTTCAGATCGTCCAGTTCAAGAACCGTCATAATGGCGTAATTGGCAAGGTCAATCAGGGTATCACGGATAGATTCATCCTTGACTTCCTGAACCTCGGATTTGGTCAGGCTCTTAAACCGGGCCAGCTTATCCCCAAGTCTGATCCGGGGCATTGCCATTCCTTCTTCCGTGAAGGTCTGGTGAAAGCTGTCACCATAGTCATGATTTTTTCGTGCGTACAAGGCATTGATTTCCTTGCAAATATCGGAATGGCGTTCCGTTTTGGTTTTAGGTAACATTGAAATCATCCTTTCTTTCAGTTGAACCATTTGATCACCGGATCACCGGTGAAGCCCTTTTCCCACACATACCACGCATAGGCAATGGCGCTTTCCGGTTTCCCGGTCATATCACCGTTTTTATAACAGGCCAGCCGGGAACGGCTGATATAAACTTTTCGGGGGGGGGTATGCCTGAAAAACTCACCCCGTTTTTGCCCCTCCAAGAACTGA